TATATCTTCAACTAGTCTTTTCTTTGTTAATTCATATTTATTAAAATCTAAAACATTATTAATAACTTCTTCTTCAGCTATTTCAACTGATTGTTTATAGTTTAATTGCATATGAACCTCTAACTCCTCTTTGTTCTGAGGTAAGTTAGCCGGATCTAACGAGCTATATATATCAACTCCTAAATTTTGTTTTATGCTGTCTAACAATGGTTTACTCATCATGTCTCGCATAATAGAGTTTGCATAGTTAGTTCTCTGTTTTGTTGAAAACGGATCTTGAGCAAAAGCTTTTATATCATAATCTTTAGATGATATACCGTTAACTACTATATCTACAAACTTAGGTATAATAGGTACTGGCTTCCAGTCTAAATTTAAATAGCTTAAGTCACCATTAATTGATAACTCATCTTTATATTTTTGTACAGATTGTTCACCACGAGCATATAATCTTAATCTGTTAAAGTTTTGATAACCAGTGTGCCATTTACCACTATTTATTCTACCGCCTCTAAACCACTCATATTCAATAGCTTGCCCTACCTGCAAACCATACTCTAAACTAAGCTTTTCTGCGACAGGTACCACCTGACTAGGAAAGGAACTATTAGTACTCGTATTAATCATTTATTATTATTTTTGATTTACTACCTCTGTTATCGTATCTTGAAAAATTTAAATTAACTTTTTCTTTAATAACTTCAGCAACTGGTCTATATTTATTTTTGTTACAAGCCATTATAGCTAAACCTGAACTTATTGAAGCATCAAATTTAGTTCTATTGTTTATATCAAAAGCAGCCCAATCTTCTAATGTTCTTTGAAAATACATTGATCCATATTGTTCGTTATTGTAACCTACAAAACTTTCAATATAAGATTCAATAGCTGCTGCGTGTGCTTGTTTTACATCTTCGCTAGAATTAGGTATACCACCTATTTCTTTTTCTGCTACAGATAATTTATACATTGTTTTATCTGGACGATTCATTGAATAACCTCTGTAACCTCTTCTTTTTAAATAATATAATAATCTAGGTTTGTTATTCTCTGCAAGTAAAGGCATACCATAAAAATATAACGCCATTAAAACATCTTCAAAAAACATTTCTGCAGTTTGTGGTCTAGCTATATATTCTAAAAAGAATAAATTAGGTGGACCGTCCATTGTAAATTTAGTTAAACCATGTAAAGAACCTTTTGATCCTCTACCGTCTACTGTTCCAGATATATCGTAACTATCACAACCAAATGCACCTATGTGTTCATTGGCTGGATATTTTTTACCGTGTTTTACTATATATCTATTTTGTTGATGAGCATCTGGTACCCATGATACAAAAAATCTACCTTGTTTACTTGGAAAAAATTGTACGCTTGTATCTTTAATCCCACCTTCCCATTGAAAATTACCCTGAGTTACGACACCGGAGTGTTTTAAATCTTCGTTATAATCAATTTGTTCGTAAATTTTTGTTAAATTAAATAGAGACTGTTTTGTTTCATCTCTGAACGCATGTTTTTCAGTACGTGGAAACTGTCTATATAATTCATTAAGTGCGTCTGGATCATTCTTAAGACCCTCTACTTCATTCTCCCAATGTTCAATGACACCGATTTGAATCTCTTGTCCATCGATTCCTTTAACTCCTTGTTTTGGAGTATCAAAGACAGGGTATCCATAAGTATCAATGTATCCCTCGTAATTCCATTCCATAGGTATGAACAAAGAATATAGTCCTGAGCTAGTCTGTCCATTGCGGTTTCTTTTTGTGACATCTGAGTCATAATATATTTTTTTATAATTCCTACCACCTTTGTCAAGAGCATTGCTCGTTGACCCCATCATACATTTACCTATAATCCTTGATCCTAATCGTAACGTCGTCTTGGTAACTCGCCAGTTATTGAGAATATTCTCAGGTTTTTCCCATTTACCTGCTTCATCATGGACAAGTAATGCAAGTTTTTCTCCGTCATAGGAGTTATCACCAGTATTTTTCCAGTCGATAGTGGTGTCCAAGCCCACGATTTCTTCCAACTGCTCATTTGTTTCCAGTTTTTTTCTAGTGAATCTGGAAGCTGGAACCCTGTAGGCAAGTTCGGTTTTGGGTCTGTCCATACCGTCTTGAATCGGTTTGAAGAAAAACGGGTAATTAACCGAGATCGGTACAATTTTATCTGTGAACATTTTTTTAGCATCTGCACCTGATTTAGATAAGACACCGAATCTAGAGTCGCTAGATATTGTCGCCAAGTTAACCGTTTCCCCTGATGCCATGAAAGAGAATCCAGAACGTCTGTTTTTAAGGTAGCACATTCCATAAGATCTTGAATCAGCTTTGCACGCTTCCCAAAAAATAAAGAAGAGTCTATTTGCTTCTCTAAATTCTGCTTGTCCAACATCAATTTTTGACCATTGGAGGTACATATAGTGAGTACCAGTAATGTATGTAGGAATACCTTTATTGTAGAACCAAAAGCCTTCTTCACGTCTTTTAAATTCTTCATCAATGTAATCATGTAATTTTAGTTTAAATGCTTCAGGATAAGTTTTCCAATCAAATATAGTTTTGATTTTCTTTAGTTCTGGTCTAGGTGTAAACACCTCCCAATATTGTTCTAATTTTTTATCAGATCTTTTATAAGGATTATCTATTTCTGGTAATGCTATCCTAAGATTTTGGATTTCATATATTTCACCAATTTTACCAGTTTTTGATATAACGACGATATCATATTCTTTATTGTATCCATATTCCCATTTTTTATATCTATTTAACCTTTTAATTACTTGAGGTTTAATAGGTTCAACTATTTTATATAAAGTTTGTTCGTACATTACTTAGATCTTCTTTCAGCAAAACCTCCAAATGTAGTTTCTTTCTTCTCTATAACTTTGTCTTCAAGTCTAGCTTTTTCTTCTTCAATACGTGTCAGAATCTCAAATGCATCAAATATTGCGAGCTTTTTAGTAGCGGCAGCGTTCTTGAGTCTATCGGCTGAGATATCATCATCAGTTTCAACAATAGGTTCTTTTGCAACTTTAATAAGTTCTTTAACTGCATCATGCCCAGCTTGGATTATATTCTTTTTCGTTTCCTTGACGTTCATATTTAATTACAATATCATTTGATTTCATACAGTATAATCTTTTGCCATCAACTAAAAAGTCAAATTCACCAAAAGGTTTATACCCCACAAGGTCTCCCTCGTGTATTCCTAGCGCTTCTAAGGCACTATTACCATATTTTAATACCCCAATAAGCTTTTGCTCAATATTGTTGTGTATTTCAACTTCGTCTCTAAGCGGTGCTACAAAACATCTATCGTTAAAAGCTTGCCAGTTTTTATTTGATTTATATAAATATACTTGGTCCATTTGAACAAAATATAAATTATCTTTAAAATATGCTCTACTATTTTTTTCAACACCTCTAACATCATAAAATCTTCTAAATACATTATGATGAATTATTACTAAATCACCGGGTTTTACAGGTGTTTTGTAAGCTAAAGGTACTGATATAACTTTTCCTATATTATTAACTGATTTGTAACTTTCAAGCTTAGTGTTTATTATTAAGCTTTTGTCACCTACTTTTACTTTATTATTATATCGCTGGCCGTAAGGCTCAACGATAAAATCAAATAAACTATTCATTAATACTCTAGGTCGTACTCAACGGATATTGCCATGTTAGAATTAAATTTCTTCCACGGCAATACCTCATCGTTTTTTTTGATAAAAATATTATAAGAATTGTCTTTTTGATCAGCCATTATATGTGATATAGTATGACCACCATATACAGATTGACCAACAGAATAATGCATTGCATCGGTTTTATAATCAGAACCAATGCTGATTTTTCTGATAATTGACGACATTATTCTTCTTTTTTATCTTCTTCTTTTTCAATTGGTGTATATGTACCATCAGCTAAATTAATATTTACTGATCCATATTCTTCCTCAAGTTCTTTTTTAAACTCTTCGGTTTTGTTGTTTACCTCATGAAATTTTGCTAATACTGCGGTTTTTTGGACTTCTAAAATTCCTGTTTCATTTAAAAGTTGATTTAACTCTTTTTGAAAATCTTGAATTTTTTCTAATTGTTCTGGTTTAATTTTGTTTGGTTCACTCATGTTAATTGAATTTAATTTATTGTTTAATTATTTAACTATTTATATAGTTACAGGTTTTATTTACTTTTTAAATATACTAGTAACCTTTTCTCCGCTACGTCCGCCGAAGTAGGCCAAAACAACGGCCATCATAACTTTTTCAAATGTATCATTCCATACTTCGTTTATGTGAAACGGTATTGCATCTACACTATCAAGTATTCCTGCTAGTGAAAATATAACAATACACCACACTAATACTAATGGACGTACGTTTTTAGAAAGCCACGAATCTGAATTAGCATCGGCTTGCCATCTGGAAGTTATTGCTTCCATTTCTTTATTTTGTTGCTCGTATATTAATTGTTGTAATTTAATCTTGTCATCAGAGCTTACATCTGATTTACCTATAGCTGCTATAGCTTCTCCTGGTGACGTTACTCCTTTAAGCACATTCCCTAATGCGGGGTTTACTATTGAGGCAGCACCAAATAAAAGTTTACCTACAGTACTTTCTGCGAATTTCTTTTTAGGTTTTGACATGTTAAGATTTATTATAAGCTTCTTTTTCCCAAGGAAGGTTTTTAGCACCTTCACTCATTTTAGATCGAGGATAAACTTTACCTTTCCAGTAAACATTTTTATCGTCATAATCAAGATCACCTCTTTTCATTTGATCTATATGAACAAGCTCATGATTAATAATATCTTGTTCTTGTAAAGGTGATTCTACATCTTTATTAATTAAAATGCTTCCGTTTCTATCAGCTTTACCTAATATACCTTCTTCTAACGGCACATGATAAACAGGTGGGTTGTTAAGAGAATATGGTGGTTTAAAGTATTTTTTCGTTGCTCGCAGCCACAGGGTATATTTAAACCCTGTGAAACCGCGTCAACAACTTTTTTAATTCCAGTTGCTTTAGTAAACTTCTCTATGTCGTCGCCTAAGCCTCTAGATTTCATTATCCTATTGCGATAGCTGAAATACTAATTCCTGATGGATTTTGTACTTTAGCTTTTACACCGCCTGGATTAGCAGTTAATGCATAATTAATTGCGTCTCTCATTGAAGGAGTAGTTCCTGTAGACGTGTGTGTAACTGTGATTAGATCAGCTCCAGTTGGACCAGCGTTTAAAAAGATCTTAGTTGAAGTTGCTGAATCTGCTTCTACATACACAATGTTTGCTGCGTTAATGATTAAATCCCCACTGTCTAAGCCAGAAGCGGATGAATCAAGTGAAATGTACTTTGCCATAATTTTGATTTTTGATTTTTGTTAATGATTGTTGTGAATGTTTATATGGTGAGTTTTATACAGACTCTACTGTTATGCTTTTGTTGGTTTTTTCTTAGTTATCTTTTTTTCCATTTTAGTTTTTAACTTTTGATTTTTACCAAGTTCACCAGCGCTTTCAGCAGCAGCTTCAGCGTT